CAGGCAGTTTGTCAAACCCAGCCGTGACCAAGTCCAGCTCGGAGCGCATGGCCGCTGACGTTGCCGCCGATCCGGTGGACGGAAAGGAGCCGTGGCTGTAAAAAGAATTGCTCATCGTATTCCTCGGCGTGGGGTGTAGTGCAAAATGATCGTGTTGATCGTGAAAGGTGGAAAGCTGGCAGAGCTTGATCCAATTTTTATTGCGACGTTTTCTGCGGTTCCATTCATCTCAACCTCGGTAGGCGCCAACGTGCGCCCGTCCCAAGAAAAATTGTCCCAAAAAACATTGTCCCAAAGGCTGGCTTTCAGGTTGGACGTGTAGCTGGTAGCAGAGCTTTGATTGATGTACGCAGACGAATACCCAAGCTCATAGCTGGCTGCAAATTCAGCATAGCCAGAACCGTTGATCTCAAACGCGGCCTTGCGAAAACGCTTTAACAGCCGGGGGCTGCCCACGGCGTTAAATACCAGGGTAAGACTGGCTGGGATTGCCTGGCCGTCAAACGATGTGCCAGCATCCAATCGGTACACCAGGCCGTTTGCCGACCCAAAAAACGAGGTTTCTGATCCGTCGGGTTTTTCGCCTTCAGCCATGCAGGTAACGGCGTGCGCGAATTCCATTGTCATGGTTCCCAGATACTGCCCATTGCTTAGGGTGACGTATATCGCTGTGCCATCGCTGAAGAATACGCGGTACTGGCCTTTTTCTCGGTTCACACCGCTGGCTGTTACCAGGTTGCGGTGCTGCTGAACAAACGGCCTGATGTTCATCGTCAAAGACGCTGAATCAAAGTTGCCGTAATTCAGAGTCGTGGCCATGTTGATAACGCCCCGGTCATCAAACGTGTAGCTGGCGTTGATATTTTGTGCGCTAAAAGCCTTAGCACCAGTGCCGACGTTGAAAGCCACCAAAGAAAAATTGGCCGAGCTGGACCCATACAAAATCGACGTGTTGTCGTCGGTGTAAATGGCCAGGGCACCGGTCGACTGGTTACCCGGCTGGACCAACAAAGCAGTGATGGCGCCGTCCATTGCGATTTCGCCTGCGCCGACAAGTGGCGCCCAGTTGTATTGGTCCGCAATGCCCGAAAACTGCAAAGAATTGTCAAAAGAAAACATCAGGTGCTGCTTGTGCACGACGACGTGATTTGGTTTGTCAACGACCATGCCTGTGCGGATTCTGGTGTAAACCTTACCGTCAAATTCAAAGCCATAGTTGACGCCGTCAGCGCCGTATGCGCGCCTGCCCGCACCAAAATTGTCAATGGTCACGTCCACCCGCCCGCTTGCGGCCAGGGTAATCGCGTCTTGCGTGCCCCCAGAATGCGCATGAAGAACGCCTGCAACACGAAGATGTTCGTCTAGCTGAAAAGTACCTGAAACAGAAGCAAAATTGATATACCCAGCAGCGGTTCCTGCTGTCCAACTGCCGGACGCTGTGGCAACGCGTGTCACTGTTGCGGTGGCGCCGCTTGTAAGGCCGACAATCACATCCCCTTCAAAAAGTTCGCGGACGCCAGTGTTAAACGGCAGCTCGTAACCCAGAGGTACTAGGGTCCAACCAGAGGTGCTGGACTTGTAAATTTGCATGCTCACGTTGTCAACAGTATTACGCCAGGCGTAAACATCGCCGCCGTGAAAATACAACAAGCCACGAATTGGGCCAGAGCCTGGGACGGCCTGAATGTTGACGCGGTAAATATCCGCAGCCTTGGAAAGAAAAAACGCGTCTTGGGCCGCAGTGATGGGGTTTAATGGGCTATCGCTGACAACCGTACCAATGGTGGTGATGCCCACCTTAATGGTGTCACCGGTGGCAAACAAGCCAGTGATTTGAGTGTAGAAAACGTCATTGCCATTCACACCCACGACAGTGGCTGTAGCAGAACCTGTGGAGGTAGTAATGACCGAGCCAAAAGACAGCAGGCTTGCGTTGCTCAAGTTCATGCCGGAGTAGACCGCATCGGAAGGACTGGCCCTTCCGTCAAAGCGTTCATACCCGGCAATCCGGCTGTAGCCGCCCGTGATGGAAACTTCAAAATTGGTGCAAGCGCGGACCGAGCCTGGGGGCAGCGACAGTGTGGGTGTAACCTCGTCCAATCCGCCTTGCAGCGTGATCAGTTGGTATTTAACCGGGGGCATGCCTGAAGAAGCCATGTCGGTTTCCTAAGCTAGGGGTGGGCCGCTAACGATCGTGGGGAGCTGGTCGATTTCCATGCGCATAGACAGGCGCTTGAATTCATAAGTGCCGCGCGCAAGAACCTCTGGCGCGGCCTCGTAGCCAGCGTAGTACATCATGGCCCGGTACACAATGGCCATTTGGTAGCGGTCAGGCAGCAGCGGAACATCCGCATCAGCAGCCAGGGTGACCGGTTGGGTGTAATACTCGCCGTCAATCACGTAAATGCCGTCGGGGGTTGATCCAAAGGCCAAGTCTTTATTTGGCATGATCGACACCACAACCGGACGCGCTTTGGTGTTGCGCATGTTGGCGTAGCGGTACAAGTTGCGGAACGTGGTCCACTCCATGTAGTTTAGAAGCTGCTCGTCTCGATACAGCGTCAGATCGCTGGCGCATCGAAAGCTGTCACGCTTCCAATTGCCAAAATCAGTAAGCCCGACGGCAGTCGGAGAATATTGCCAGACACCGTCGGTAGTTTGGAAGTCAAAGGACTCCCGCATGAACAGCCAGTCTTCCTTGCTTGTCTGGATGTCGATCCAGGCCTGGACCACCCAGGAGACCATGCGCGCGGACTCACCAGTCTGGTTTGTAACGGTTGTCAGGGAAGGCCCCGACACACCGCACTCGACGCGTGCTTGGTTGACCAGTTGAAGCAAATTCATGCGGGGCCTTTGGTTTTAGGCTTGTTCTGCCAGGACGTTTTGCAGCCAGGCGCGGCCACGGGGGTTTGCGTCTTCGACCAGGTCAAAGGGGTAGCACAAACCGTGGCGGGCGACCATGTCGATCTGGTCAGGCGCAGACGGATTGCGGGTTACCTGGGTGTACTTGGTCTCCTTCATGCGAGCCAAGATTTCCACATACTTGCGCTTCACCGTGGTGGGAAACCCGCGCATGATCGGCTGATTCATGCCGTTGCAGCTCACCACGCAGTGGTTGGGCTGGTTTTCGTCGGTGGTCGTGTGGACCATCACCGTGACAAGTTCATTCATGAAAGCCTCGTCGCTGACGAGCTTTCCGAAATCTTTAGACTGAGCCACCGTTTCAATTTCGGGTGCATCGTCCATGATTTCGATTCCTTGGACTGTTTGTTTTTTCGTTGCCATCTTGATACTCCAGGGGTTAAAAAATTAGGATGCCAAAAAGCTGGGGACCCGAAGGCCCCCAGCAAAACTCTCCGGTTAAGAAGAGGATGGCAACAGATTACTGGGCAGAGCCAGGCATGTCCATGCAGTTGATGTACGTGGTGGTGTTACCAGTACCCAAAGCGGTGGTGCCGGGCGTGTACGTAGCGGACGTAGCTTGCACCTTGATCAAGCCGAACAGCGTGACGTTTGCCGTAACCTGGGTAGGTACGGGGCAAGGATCGCTGGAAGCGACGATCGGACCTTGAGTGGTCGTAATGGCGCCGCTGGCGTCAATCCAGAGAGCGAACAGGCAACCCTGGCCAATAGCCAAAGCAGTGTGGCCAGTGGTGAAGGGAATGCTGTCGGTTGCGGACTTGGACTTGAACACGCCGTTGTTGGTAAACGTCAGGGTGTTGGCGGTCTTGAAAGTACCGGTGGTGGTGCCGATAGCCAGGCCAGCGGAAGTCAGCGAGAGGTAGCCACTGTTGGCTTGTTCGATGTTGTAAGACATGGTAAAAAACTCCTTATTTGACGATGAATGTCGCGAGGGTTGCTGCGTAGTTGGTATCCGTGACACCAGTGTCTGCATCAAGTTTGGTTGCAATTGCTTGAATGCCGCTGACCATTGCGGTCAACAGAAAATACAGTTCTTGCTTGGTCAAGCCGTCAGGGATGACCACTGTGCGGGAAACAACGGATTCGATAGCCATAGTGCGGTCCTTTGGTTAGACGGGGCCAGGTTGCCCTGGCCCCTGGTCATTACAGAGCAGTCACACCTGCTTCGATACGACCCATGAAGGCGTCGTTCAAGCGGACGGTGGCAAACCAGGTGGACGCGCCCACGTAGCCAAACTGGCCCAGCGGGTTAGCGTGGTTGGTCTGGCTGGCTTTCAGCACGACCGGCTTGATGGCCGACATGCCTTTGAGCGCAACTTGGCCCCAGCAGTCTTCACCGATAACGATGAAGGGGTACACGTCCACGTTGGAACCGCCAACAGACAACATGCCGGACGAACCGACCGATGCGCCAGCAGCCGCAAACGAGGCCAACAGAGGGGAGCTGATAAAGCGGAAGTCTTCGCAAGCGCCGATCTCGCGGTCGTGGATTGGCTTGAAAGAGCCGTACTCTTCGACGCGGGTGAAGCCTGGCAAGTTACGCACGTCAGACACGGCGTCAGTGTGGCAGAACACCACGTAGGCGGGCTGCACGGCACGGGTGCCAAAGTTGACGCCAGGAGCCAAGCGGCTGGTCACGCGGCGGGCACGGTTGGATTCCAACGTGCGAGCTGTTTTGCGGATCGCGCTCAAGCTGATAGCTGTGTTGACAGCAGAACGGCTAGAGCCGTTTGCGTACACCACAGTAGAGCCAGCCTTCAGCACGCCGTAGCGAACCAATTCCATCACCTCGGCCAGGGTCTCGCCAGTCAGCTTGACCATCTCGCCGGGGATGTCGTCTTCGTACAGTTGCTCGGTTTTCGAGCTGTACTTGAACAGCACGCCGTACTGTTGGAGCTGAACGGTCACGTCCTGGAAGGAAATGGTGTTCGAGTTAGGGGTAACACCCTCAGCCAACACGAAGTTGGACGCGGTGATGCTGGGAGTGCCCACGTAGCGAGAGGTGTTCTCAATCGTGGTTCCGGCAGCCGTAGCGCCGAAAGGCAGAGTACGACGGAACACCAGGGTGTCAGTCGAGTTCATAGGCATCTCGCGCTGAGTGCCGAAATCACCGAGAACGGTGATGGGTTGTGCGTGTTCCAGCATACCTTGGGCGGCGCGGATTAAGTTACGCGACGCTGCGGTGCCGTAGTTTTGGATAGCCATGATTTCAGGTCCTTTTCAAAGATTGGTTAATAGCCGCGTTTTGCGAGTTGATCCTCGCGCTTCTTGGCTTCGTAGTTCCACAGTTCTTCTGGCGACATGTCGTCCAATGTCTTGGGCGGCGGTGTCTGGCCAGGTCGAGTCGTCGCGGCTGCGGCGAGACGTGCCCCGCGCTCTTGCCTGATTTCCGATGCCGGTTTCGCCTTCGCTGTGTGGAACAAGTCCAACATGCGCAGGGCGTCTTTGGCTGCCGAGCTGTCAGCGAGGTTTTTAATCTCGGCTGGCTGTAGTGCGAACCATGCCGCAAAGTCCTGTGTTGCCACAGTCTCGCGCCAGTTTTCGTACTTGCCCTCAACGCGGGCTTCTTCAATGGCGGTTTTCATCGACTCGCGTTCTGCAACAAGCTGCTGCTGCACGTACTCCACGATGTCCGTGGCCCGTACACCAGGCTGCATGCCGCTAATCTGCGCGCCAACGTATTCCTCCATCGCTCCCGCCCACTCCGGGAAATCCTGCTTGAGCTGCTCCCACTTCTCTGGGTTCTTGGCGGCGGCAGCCATTTGGCCCTGGCTAGGCGCAGCATCGACCGAAGCCGCTGCTTGGCGCCCTTGCTGGGCCTCACGCTGCATCGCAGCCACGCGACCCTCGGTAGTCTTTACGTGGTGCAGCAATTGAGCATTTGCCTGCTCCAGTTGAGTGATTTTGCTCAAGGCAATTTTCACTTCTTCCGGGAGACCGGCCAGTGGATCAACTGGCGCCTCCTGCTTTGCTTCAACTGTTTGGGGTTCAAGGGTTTCCTGTGGCGGGGTTTCCGGCACGGCTGCTTGAAGCTCAGGTGCGGATGGATCACCACCGGCATCCAGCTTGCTGGCTTCCTCATTCCAAACTTGTTGCGCCTCTGCTTGAGACAGTTCGTTTTCTTCCACAATGCTCTCCAATAAAAAAGCCTCCTTTCGGAGGCCTACTCATACAGCCATGCGGGACTATTCGTCCGGCTCGGCCACCACACCCCGAGTTGCCTGGTTGGGCAAGTCGAGAAATCGTTTGAGCATTTTGATTTCGCCCCTCAACGACGCGGTCTCGTTTTCGGAGAGTCCGACTGCGTCGTTCTTGACCCGCGCGCGCTCAAGCTCTGTTTGAGCCCATTTGCGCAGTTGGTGCCAGGTTGGAGAAGTGAAATCGTT